ATTACTAACGACCCACTTTCTAACTTCTGGGAAATTCTTTTCCTTAAGATTCTTAATGAGATCATTTACACTAACATCTGAAAATGTTGCGAGTATTCCACTATCTATCTTACCACCAACAGCATATCTCTGACATTCATTTAAAATCCTTCTCCAGTCTGGAAAATGTTTATTGATAAGTTCAGCAAGGACTTTCTTATCTGCTTCAATCTTTTCCTGATTTAAAATCGTTACTAATCTTCCGAAGAATTTTGCTGCAATCTCCTGTTTAAGTTTACCCTGAATACCAAACTCCACCACAGCACATCTCGAATGGAGGGGTTCAATGATTTTATTTTTGTAGTTACATGTGAAAATGAATCTGCAGTTGTTGGCGAACTCCTCAATACTCGCTCGGAGAAGGAGCTGTACGTCGGAAGTGGTATTGTCTGCTTCGTCGATGATGATGACTTTATGTTTCGAGTCACTGCTAAGAGAGACTGTAGATGCGAAGTTCTTGGCATTATTCCTAACCGTGTCAAGAAAACGTCCTTCATCCGATCCATTAATGACATAATAATCTACACCTAACTGATTACATAATGCTTTTGCTACCGTAGTCTTTCCAACACCAGGAGGCCCAGAAAGAAGCATATTCGGTATCTCACCCCTATTGAGAAAATCTTTAAAGGTTTTCTTAATATTCTCTGGAAGAATACATTCATCAATAGTTTGAGGGCGATATTTCTCAACCCAGATAAAGTCACTCATTAATTAATAATGTCGTATTCAATTTCAATTACCTTGCTCATTCTACCAGTAGAATTTGCTCTAGTCAATCGTTTTAGGTTACCACCTAATTCTTCTGTAAGAACTTTGATTTGTTCTACAATCTGTTCTTCTAATTCTTCGTCATTCATTTTCTTATAGTATATGATGGTGGAATGTGATGATCATTCCAATGTCGAATGTTTCCTGCAACGATAAAACAGTTGGTGACAACAAGTTGAATCATGATAATTGTTCTGATTCCACAGATCCAGTTATCATATTTCTTTGTAGTTTCGTCATTAAAAGATCCAAGAGCATACTTCCATACTCTCCACAATTTACTCATACCCACCAAGGTTTTCTGGATGGGTCACGACGATAATTAGATGCAACCCAAGGTTTACTTCTGATATATTCTTTGTATGCAGTAAAGGTACTCATGAGTGGATTTTTAAACTTATCAGGCATAGCACGGACAAACGATGTTGGTCTATCCATAGTAAATGGTATTATATTACCTGCCTCAAGTATAGCTTTCTCACAACTATGAACTTTGTCAAAGCGATGAGTGTATTCTTCACATAGTGCCATACCATGAGTAATTAACCACCATGCATGTGCGTTAGATTCATTTGCCCATACTGTACAAGGATGATTACGGAAAGCACCCTTATCAGTATTGTAAGGTGTACCATCTTTTTTATGAAGTACACCATAACCATGACCCCACTTGTCAGAACAAACAATAGAAAGCATTTGACATGTTTCTAAAGGCATCTTAACAACATGCTTATCTGGCAACACTTGTGCAGATACAGTTGGTGAGGGGTCAGTTACAAAAATGTTCATTACCAATCAAAACCAGAATCAATTTTCCATTGTGCATACATTCTACCATAAACCATTCCTTCGTGGGATTTTATTTCATCCCCTTTAAGAATTGCAATCTCTCTTGGATTTAACTTATGCTTATTTTTCTGGAGATAATCTTTTTCCCACTTATTAATAGAAGGAATTGATACCTGAATTTTTTCAGATACACTCATCTTTTCCCATTCCTCATGGTGTTGTACATCTACATTATACCTTATATCAGGTTGTTTGCCATGTAAATTATCTCCAGACATAAACATTACCCGAATGTAGAATCTGGTTCCAAAGCAATATAATATGTTAAATCGTAATCTCTACAAGTGAACCTTGATAATAACTTTTGAGATACTACCACATCATATGTACCAGGTAAAATTTTAATATTCTCTACCTTGAAATTAAATGAGAATGTATCATTAGTTTCTCCAACAGTGATAGCAAAATCATTTGAGGTATCATTCTTCTTATCTCTAACTACAATCTTTACAACACCATCTGCACCAACTACTGCTAAATCAGTAAGTTGATAAATCGCTGCTGCCTTAAGTAACTTATCCAAATGGGAAGTACTTAATTCAAAAGAAACATCTTCACTAGTAAGTGTAATCTCTTTATCAGGTGGAGTAACAATTACTTGAGGATCAGCAAAGAAATATTTTGTACGTGATTTACCTTCTTTAATAACCACATGACCTTCATTCTGAAAATCTAGATCAGGGTTTTGATGTAAACCAAGACCATTCAAAAACTGATTAAGATCATAGATACCAAAATCTGTAGGAAGGTCTTCTTCAATAGTAGCTTCTGCTAGGATGTTTTTCATCACAGAGATAGTCTTTAAAGAACTACCTTTCTTGAAAAGAATAGATTGATTAATAGATGAAAAATTTTTCAATAAAGTTAAAGTCTTGTCAGACAATTTCATAGTACGTTCTCGTAATTTCATAATTAAGGCATTCGATCAAATGACCCATCACTAGAAGATGGTTTACCGTAGTGTCCATCAAAATGTAATAATAGCATAGCATAATGTATTACTTTTAGCAAGTCTTTTTTATTTCTTCCATCTTTACTACCATACCTACTACCATACTTTAGTATGTTTGCTTGACAGAATTGTGGTGCAATATCTCTTGCAGCCATCAAGTCTATTGTTTGAACATTACGAAACTCATGTTCTCTTCCAGTGTAATGTCCATTGTAAGTACCTGAAACATAATCCTCAATATCATTCATAATTTCTGTTTCATGATACTTATACTGATGATTTCTTTTAGGTTCTCTTTTTTCCATAATTTCCTTTTCTTGACCCTCGGTATTTAGACTGAAATGATGAGCATATTGGTCATCTATATCTGCCATATCAGCATTACCAACTATTGTTTCTGCCATCATATAATCGAAGGCATCAGTAAATGGATTCTCTGCATCAGGATCATTACGTTTGTAATCATACCAATGTTCAGAATGTTCACTTTTATCTAAATTAATGTCACCTTTACTCATAATTGGATAATCCTCATCAAGTGTTCCGTTTAATACAGATGCTGCTAAACTCCATGCATTAACCATATTCAAATAAGAAATCGTTTACTAGACTATCTGCTTTTTCTTTTCCAAACTTACCTTTAAGGTATCCACTTACTGGATCAAGTCTGGTCATGTAAGCATCAAAGTCTTTATATACACTGGTATCAGTACCAGTAGGTTTCTCTAATTCTACCATATCCACATACTTCGTCAAGTATTCCTTAAATGTAGATAGATAAGCATTTACTTCTTCCATCTTACAATACCTAACAAAGATATTATCAGAGAAGTGATTACCTTTTTCAAAGAAACGATAGTCTTCTGTTGCTACTGGTAAACCTTCTACACGATATGGATAGTTTTCTTTAGGATGTTGAAAATCAAAAACAACAATAACTTTCTTTTCACTGAATGCCATTAGATCCATACCAAAACAGGGAAGGTTACTCCCTGTCTTTGGATATGCTATACAGTTAAAGATATCAACATTCTTACCATCACTTATCTCCACCTGTCTTGATTTAAGAAAGTATGGATGTGAATGTGTGATAGCATTGAGATGGGTTCCTTTACCCTCCCAATTAGCCCATGAACCTTCTATCTTCATGGGCAATATTGATCTATAGGTACTGATATAATCTTGCCAGATGGTCATGCTTCTTCAGATGGTAATTCAAAGTCTGCATCAACTTTATCATATAGTTCTAGGAAAGACTGTTTTGTCTCATCATCAAATCTGTTTACACAAACTTGAATTGCTTTTGCCTTATTCTTAAAGATAGAATATGCACGTAAGATATGAACCAATCTACGAGTACTGATGATCTCTTCGATACCACCATCATAAAATGTCTTACGGATAATGTCACCCCAATCA